CTTTCTGCCTGTAGCTCGTCGTATGATTTAATACCAGAAACTTTACAACTTTGAGCATCTTCAATACTAATCCTAGACAACAAATCTTTATAAGTATTATTCTGAGAAATCTTTTTATTTTTCTCAGAGATATTTTTAATTTCACTCATAAGGTTGGCGAGATCTTGTTCGTCTTCGCCCGTCTCAATTGAAATTTCAGATACAGGCAGTATGGTTGTATCACTCAATTTGTTATCATGCAACCACTTTTCAATTGTCGCTATTTTTGATTCAATACTAGTAAGAGTTATAGTGCTCTTTCTTGCTTCTTCTTTAAACAGATCAAATAGTTTTACATAGTGCTCTAAGTGGAGAAGATCAATGAGAAACTTTTTACGGTTCGTATCTGTCGCAGTAAGAAACTGTAAACTACTATTTGTGCTTTGATATACCAACTGAGAGAAGGTTTTAAAGTCGATTCCAACAATATCTTGGAGTGTCTTGTATGTATTGGTCGCTGTATGAGAACTAATATCTTCTCCATTTTCCAACAACTTAAGCTTAATACTAGACTTCCTATCAATAATAACATCATACTTATTTTCATCCTTCGTAAACTCTAGGTGAATATGGTAGCCTGAGTTTACATACCGGTTTGGTATATCTGCTTTTTTAATTCCTTTTGAGTTTTTGTTATATAATGCTTCTTCAATAATTAACGGTATAGACGACTTGCCCATACCGTTAGTACCAATAAGTTGAGTTACAGTACTACTGCTAAGGTCCAACTCATTGTCAGCACCGTAACTAAAACAATTACTCCATTTCAACTTTTGTAGCGTAATCATTAAATATACCTACTATTTGGGGTATCCTAGTTTCTGGGATTTCCAGAATATAGGATAAATACTCTACCAATTCTTCTTGAATTGTCATCTCTTTGTCCATGACAAGTGTGGCTTCACTACTTCGTTTTACAACTTTTTTATCAAGAAGTTCGCTGTTTTTTACATTTGCAAGTTCCTGTATATCACCTTCTATCTCGTAGATAGTATGATGGTACTCTGTAGGAACCATTTCATCAGTACTAGTTACTGTCTTACGAATAAGTTGAGGTAGCTCGAAAGCATCCCACATCCACGACCAGTCTGTTGGGTTTATTAAGAGATAGCCAGTCTGTACCTCATTTCTGTGGAATGAAGTTGTCATGGGACTACCTGGGTATATGATATTTAGCTGAGTATTACTATGTGCGTGCAGGTCTCCCGCAAAAACTACTGGAAAGTCCTCGAACCTGTCTAAGTCCACCTCTGGCTTGACGTGCGGAGGAATTTCTCCTCGAACATGAGTGAACAGAGGTTTAGTCTGGTCAAACAGCTCAATAGAGTTTTTACGATGAAGATCAGCATATGGTAATACACCAAACCCAAAATCATTATCCACATACGATATATCTACTATTTGTACTAGAGGATTAATATCGCGTGATACTTTTTTTAACTGTGTAAAAAATGTTTTGTTTTTCTTTGTAGCTTCGTGATTTCCGTCATAGATCAGAGTTGGAATCTTTACATTTGAAATGAACTCAAAGTAAAGTTCCAACTCTTCCATGTTCGGCAGACGGTCAAACAAATCACCCCCAATAATGTGCATATTGCACTGTTGCTCTAGTGAATGTACTTGTTTGAAAAAAGATTGATACCGCTTTATCGCCCAATCACGAGGTACGTTCTTTTGCCCTAGCTTTATATGCCAGTCTGCCGTAAATAAAATCATCCGATATTAAACTCATCTTCCAAGGATTCATCAATATCGCCCGCTGCATCTTGACGAATTTCGTCGAGAAGCGTTTTCTGGGCGTCTGGGGTAGGACGAGGCATAACATCATCCATAGACTTTAATTCTGCAATTGCTGACATCTCGCTTTCGCTAAGAGGTCGCTGCTTGCACTTTAGTACTTGTAACTGGTACTCTACATTGTAGGGCAGTGGTCCAGTCTTAACACGCTTGAACTTAACGTCCCAGCCTGTTTCTGGGTCTGTAGGATCGCCCAGGTCTTCTGCTGCTGTAAGGATCGCTTCAAACAACTTCTTCTTGAGATTAACGATTTTTACTTCGCCGTTATCAAGACACTGCATAGCGTAGCTCCAGCCACACTTTAGATCTGGATAGTACTCACGAATCCAATCCTTCTCAAGATTGTTGAATCGCTCCTCATTACGGTCGAAAGATAAGCACTCAAAAGGAATGTTCTTACCGTTCTTGCCCTCTAGCCAGTAAACGTACCGTGCAAGTACATCGCCAACAAGCCGAAGTTCGTTGTCGCCGTCTCGATACGAGTAAGAGGTAAGGGATGATTTTTTAGCGCCGCCAGCGGCTTTGTTAAATGATAGTGCCATTAGTGTATATTCTCCTGTTTGACTTCTTCATATAGAAAATGTATTTTGTCGTTTTCTATATGTAGTAGACTGTTATTTTCAAAAAATTCTTGATCTACTTCGCATTGCTGTAAATCAAGTGTGGGTTCCCCAGTTACTATATAGTCCGCGTACGGACGCATGGAAGCTAACGCAAGATACTGGGCGATCTCGCGATAACTGTGTTTATAAGAGTTGTGTAGTAGTACATCTGGGTGAATAATATAGGATTCGCCATTAAACTGCTTTCCAGCAAATTTATAAATGTCATCGTATTTATTCCTAGGTATTTCTTTGTTTGTAATCATTTTAAAAAGAGTATAAAGCACAAGAGGATTGCCCTCCGATACTTTAAACATCTTTTTCCAATCGTAGAATAACATATTATACTCTCATTTGAGGCATTTGTCAAGAAGTGTTTTTCTATGCTCAAAGCTGTTTAATTGAATAACCCTGTTTCATGTAGTAGCCCATTCTGTTTGATGCCTGTCTTTGGGCAGTCTTTCCTTTTAAGTGAATATCGAGTATCACTGGGTCTCTTTTGTTCTCATGCTTGCGTACAACCCTCCCGATGAGCTGGGTAAGTAATGGTTCATTATTAATAGGGGTAGCAAGAATAAGGCAACTAAGAGTATTGACTGAGATGCCTTCACTAAAAATTGCTTGAGTTCCATAAAGTACATTCTTATCTCCAGTTAAAATTTCATCTATGAGCGTTTCTCTTTGCTCATGTGGTACCTCGCCCGTAACACATATAGCTTTTTCACCAGTCAGTTCGGCGCAGCTCTTTAAAAAATGAACTCGATCTGACACCACGAGCACCTTATGACCCTTTGCGGCGTAAGCAGACGCTAACATAGCAACAGAGTGGCGGTATTCGTCATTGTTTGCGATTGCATTCACTCGTTTTGCCCAAGGAATGCTTGCGCCATCTGGAAAACGTACTTCAGACCTGTATATGTGTATGCTAGGCGTAAGAAAGTTTTCTTTTGGCGGTTTAAATATATTCGGACTAAAGTAATCACGAAAAACCACGTGTTTTCCATCTTTGCGCTCAATTGTACCGGACAGCCCTATTTTATATCGAGCATGACTAGTATCAATAATTTTAGCAAAGGTGGGAGATGAAACGTGATGCATTTCATCGAGTATTATAGTTCCGAATTCTTTTCTGATTTTCTCGATATTCCGGTACAAAGTTTGAGTATTGCCAATAACAATAGGCTTATCAAGCTCAAACCGACCACTCCCAATAATGCCGGGACTAAATCCATATACTTTCTCCACTTCTTTGGCCCATTGATTTCGTAGTGGCACAGTATGCGTTACTACGAGTGTTTTCTGGCCGAGTTTCCCTGCAATTGCAAGACCCGTAAAGGTCTTTCCCCAACTTACCCAAGCGTTAATGATACAGTTATCATTCAAATTGTCATAAACATCCTGCTGACTTTGTCGTAGTTCAAAGGCGAACTTAGGAAAGTCAGCAGGAATATTCAAACGCTTTTCTACAATTTCATAGCCGTCTGGTATCAGGTCCGTTCGTCCGATTGGTATAGATACCAGATTTTCGCGCACCCGCTGCAGATTCTTAATAATCTGTGGAGGATCATTCGGATTTTGAGAAGGAATCTTGTACGTCAGTTCGTCGGACAAGACCTTTCGGTGCTCCGGAGTACACTCCATAAAAATACGATTACTAAGAACTGCTTTCATTATAGGCCCAATTGATCTTTTGCTATGATGTAGTTTTTAACAAAGCTACTGCGCACAATGTCGTGGATTTCAAAGTCAACAACGTCAAACATTTCAGTTGCTTTAAGAACTCGAATAAAGTCTCGTAAGCCGTTCTTATGTAAGTCCGCCTGACGGAAGTCTCCACAAAAGATAACTCTACAGCCTTCTCCAACACGAGTAATAATTGAATCTAACTCGTGAAATGACATATTCTGACACTCATCTACAAGAATTGTAGCGTTTCTTAGAGTTACGCCACGAATAAATGAAGTTGTCATAAAATGTACTAGCCCTTTTGTTTTTAGTATTTGATAAGCGTCTCCTCGTTGAAAAAGCTCAATACAAATATCTTTGTAAGGCTCTTCATAAACAGATGCTTTTTCTTTTTCACTTCCCGGAAGGAATCCTATGTCCCGAGTAGGAACTGCACTACGAATAAGTACGAGCTTATCATAGTCACCTTTAATCATATCATCAAAGGCAAAATAACACGCAATAAACGTTTTACCTGTTCCAGCTACCCCATGCAAAACCATGTTCTTATCGCTTTCAAAAGCTATAAGCTGGTTTCTTGTGAGCGGTTCAATCTCTTGCAACTCTAAGTTTGCGCCTTGTAAAGTTTTAGATCGTTTACCCATATAATTTATACTTTTCTTCGAGTGTCCTTACAGCGGTCCTTGGAATACTCGTATAATACCCACGGTAGGGTTCCATAGTGTAGGACCCCAGCATACCGCATTTCACTTGCTGGAGGCCTAGGAATGACAAAAGGCTGCTTTACTCCATGTAGTTTTAAGAGGGAAACAGTATCCTTTTGTACTATTGACTTTATCTTGTAATATTGTAACTTACAAAACTCTGTCTTTTCATAGATAAACGGCGTACCATTTGTATCTATAAAATGCTTTTCATTTGACTTTACTATACCTCTAAAGTCTTCAATTTGATGCTTTAGGGTATATAGACTTTTATACGGTGTTTGAAGACGACGAAGACCTATAGTGTCTCCGCTCATATTTCTATCATCTATTATTTGTCCGTCAAAAAATAATAGACCATCATGTCTGTCCCAGTTACTAGAAGGCAGAATATAAACAGGAAATCTTACTTTATTTATACTTTTATACTGAATCACCATACATTTTTGCAAATTTACCCATTGAGTAGTCGTCGTCGACTTCAAAGTCACACCCGACGGGAGCCCCAGGAATAATAAGTCCTCTATCCATTTGTACAAATTGTAGTAATTTCTCGTTATAATGTTCAATTTCATCCTCTGGTACTTCGGCAAGAATTGAGTCGTGTACAAGTGCAAATATACGCGCTTTCATACCTTTTGATTTGATATAAGCTCCCATGTCTATTGCTCCAAGGAGGTTAATATCACTAGCAGCAGACTGAACCAAAAAATTAAGACCAGACCTAACGCTATGTGACCGTATGGCTGGATCTTCGGATTTAACATTGGGGAGTCTTCGCTTCCTACCAAAGTAAGAATAAATGAACCCATTTTGTTCAATAAATTTTTGATTGTCATCAATCCACGCCTTGAGTTTATGGAAGGCTCTAAAGTAATCAGTAATTACTTCTTGGGCTTCCTGTTTAGAGAAATTTTTACCACTATCTTTTGTTACTTGATCGCTAATTTTTGCAGGACCGGCTCCGTACATAATACCAAATGTAACGGCTTTTGCTGCCTGACGCTTGTCGGGGTAGAGCTCGGCTACATCCTCTACGTCACAAGGCAGGCGAAAAACCTTGTGAGCAATAGTACTATGAAAGTTTCCTCCACTACGAAATACCTCTATAAGCGCTTTATCGTTTGCAAGAATTGCGGCAACATACACCTCTGCTGTAGTTAAGTCCATTGCAACAATTTTATGTCCAGGAGCTGCTTTAATACAGCCCTTTACAGTGGGATTGTCCCGAGGCAGTTGTTGCAT